CAGCTGCTTCTGTTTCATGTATAGATTTAATCATGTTTAACTCCTCATCACTCACTATACCATCCCCATCCAAATCATATTCATTATATTGACTCTCTGATTCTAACTTTTTCTGAGCCATTATAGTCTCCTACCTAATTTAATGCTTTAATTCGTTATTTGATTTCTCCACTCTATCAGATTCTTCTTGTAACCAATTCATTAATAGCTGAACATATACATCCCTTTCCCATGGCATCATATTTTCAATTTCCGTGATACTCCACTTGTGGTGTTGCATCAACCCAAAATTCATCCTATAAAACATCGAAACATTATTATGAGAAAGGATTACCCTAAAAAATCTCCGAGGCCCTCCAAAGTAATTGTTGATTTGACATTTGTTTTAGGATTTTCAACTTCAATCTCTTTCCTAAGAGTAGGCATTGTGTTAAAGAAAACTTGCATTTTCTTAAACATGCCTTGTGTCAAACTATCAAAAAATTCATCAAGTTCTTTGTTACTGAAATCAACCTTATTGTATATCTCTTCGCTATGTTCGATAGAATCAATACAGCTCTTAATGATAAAGAAAACTTTCTCTGTATCACTCTTTATTGTATTTCCCTTTAGCGTATCACTTACAGTAGGATACCTCATATTTAGAGTAAATTCATCATCCAATTTAATAACTTTACTGTGTTTGTCATCGACTAAAATTTCAATCTCATCAGTATTTAGTGGATATTCAACTACTGTCGTCTTATCGTCTGGACATGTGATACTCAAAGTAATTGTCTCTGAAACAGACTTTCCTCTGATCTTCAAAAACGCATATTCAAGGTCAAACAATGGATCGTCATTGTTTCCCATTTTCCCATTAGTACAGGAGTGAACAAGCTTTAAAATAGCTTTATAAATTTGTGACTCTTCTTCTGACTCCATAGCCATCAAAAGTATCTTTTCTTCACCCACCAAGAATGGGCGATACTCAAGTTTTTCATTTGTAGAAGGTTTAACCAACGTATAAGTTGGTGTCGTAATTTTTGGCAATGCCATAGTAAATCTCCTTAATTCACTTCAAATATTAATTTATGGTTCTAATGAAACGTCTCTAGTAGGTGTTATCGATTGTTGAATAGCCGGCCTAATTGGGAATTGAGATAGGTCTGGCAACACTCCATTTACATCTGGCAATCCGAATGATGGCACAGATGAAGGTTCAGCTGATCCATATGTTCCAATATCACTCCAATATCTATAATTGAAGTTTACAGTTAACTTGACTAACTCATTATTGGACTGACTTAATTCTATCGGCCCGTAGTTCTTTGGATATGCTTCCCACAACTTCACACCAAATACAGGTTGATGATTTTGGTCTAACTGATAAATTTCTATGTGTCCCGAAGCATAGTCATCATAATACTTTAGATTCCACGATGAGGGATTGTATGCAAGTTCGATCCAGGCCTGAAAGTATTTTCTTATTTCATAGTTTTTATCCATAAGGAAGGTCAATCCTGCCTCATCTGCATATGTTACACCTTCAACAATACTTCTTGTTGGCCCATATATATTGTTATCATCAACGGTTGCAAGGTTAATGCCTGGCATTGCCATACTTTCACATCTTAATACTAACGACTGAGCAAGTGCATTGTTTACTTGTCCTGGCGGTGCAAGTTTAACCTCAAACATATTAGTTCTGGATGTACCAGAAGAAGAAATCTCTGATCGAAACTTATCAATTTGAGAACTGGAAGACCTTCCAAATATACCACTTAGAGCATCTTGTAAAATTCCTTTACCAGCACGTATCGCAGCTCCTCTTGCTTCTTGTACTGCAATAGGCCCAAGTTGACCGTCAAATAATTGTTGTAAGGTTTTTGTATTTACTGCCATTAGATCATTTTCCTTGAATCGCTCCACACAGATTTTGCGTCAGATTTCTTGAAGTTGTGAACAGGAAGTAAAGTTGCAATAACCAGTTCATCTTCCTCAATCTTACGAAACTGAGATTTAGTAAATCCTGTTAAATATCTTTTTAATGTAGGCTGTATTAACTTGATCTTTTTTATTCTACTATAGTTAACATTCATGTCCTCATCAAGCATTCTATCTAACAGTTTCATCCTCAATGGTATGGGCAAATAATGAAAGTTTAGTCCTAGAAAACCATCATTATATTGTTCGAGGGGCAACACTAAAGGAAATGTGTCGTAATATGGTAGTTTTGCTTTGTGCTTAGGACCATACACAAACATATTCAGTGTTCCCCCAAACGGCGAACCTTTCCTCTTACCATCCCTAATAAGGTCTAGTCTGCCGGGTTGACCAAATTCCTTGATCTTCTCCCGATACCAATCTGAAGAATACGGTTTGTTTCTTGCAGCATCTTGAACTTTTTGTATGTAATCGCTATCAGCCATGTAATTATTTATACCGAATGCCTAAATCATCTTCTGTTAATATTTTAAATTCCATACCGTTGTTTTCACACCAAGAGTTTGCTGATTTCCATTTAGCTTCATTTACTGCCCATGTTTTAACCTCTGAAAACCACCGTCTAGTCTTTCTTGTTGGTTTAGGGTTTGGTGGACTACATTGTTTTTTAGGTTTAACTTCTATGATGTATTTTTTTGATATACCATTAGACTGTTTGACCTTAATATAAAAATCTGGAAAATAACGGTGCATACGATTGTCCGAAGGTGATATGTAGGGTATAATTATTTCTTCGCTGCCCCATTCAATGATAGCCTCGCTGTTATCGCAATAAACCATAAACTTTCGCTCCCACAAAGAGCGATAGATTATCTTTTTGCTGTTCCCTCTGTATTTTGAAGGATTGTTGGGTGAGTATTTGCCTTTGTATGCCATATTGTATAAATAGTTTTGAATATTTATAAAGGAACCCCAGATGGCATTTCAGAAATTTACTCCAGACTCTGGCGCTGATTTATCAGACATACAGGGTGCATCATTTACATCTGTGTCAGCGGCCTCCTCTCCACCAAATTTAGGAGCAGGAGCTCGCAGTAAACTAGGTATTAAAAGATTTGCATATCCTGTGGACGTTGGTTCTACAGGACAGGGACACTATATTCTTTTCATGATACACTCATTGAAAGAAGGTAAACTTCAAAAAGGCAGTGCTACTGCTGGTAGTGGTAGAACTGGGGTCCAGAAAAGGTCATTCACACTAAAAGGATCGACAAAAAGAGTTGACACAATGATCCAGTTGTATATGCCACCTTCAGTTGAGGTATCATATAAATCAGATTATGAAGATGTTGAAATCGGCGTCCTGGCAGAGGCTGGTGGTAAGGCCATTGCTGCAGTCTTGCAAGGAGATTTATCAGGCACCGGCACGGCAATGCTTAAGGGTGCTGCTGAAAGCGGAACGAAAGCGGCATTAGCAACTATTGATACTGTTGCGCCTGGCGCATCTGCTCTCGCATCAATTAAGGCAGGCAAGATACAAAGCAGTAAAATGGAGTTAGCGTTTAAAGGTGTAGGAAGAAGACAGTTTTCATATACGTTCTCTTTCATTCCCAAAAGTGCAAAAGAATCTCAATCAGTAGATGCAATTATAATGGCATTTAAAAGAGCAATGTTACCAAGATACACCAGTGGCGCATTTGGTCAACAATCAGATAGAACGTTAACAATACCTACCACCTTTGATATAGAATACTTTTTTCAAGATGGTACATCCACAGGTTTAAATAATTTCTTGAATAGAATTTCAACATGTTATCTAACTGATATGTCGGTAAAGTATGGTGGAGATAGATATACTGCATACGAAAAGAACGTGACAGCTAGAGAGGGCGCTACTAATGGAGAAGGTACACCACCCCAAAGATCAGAGATATCTTTAACCTTTAATGAAATTGAAATTATAACTCAAGAATCAGTAGAGTTGGGATTCTAATATGTATTTTGAAGCATTTCCTACAATACCTTATACTAATGTAAAGTATGGTGGTACTAAAACTGTGACTAATCTTTTAAAGAGAGTTGCGGTCAGAGAAGTTATTCGAGACAATACAGTAAATTTCTTGAAGTATCAAGTCAAGAGTGGAGAAACACCAGAAGGCCTTGCGTTTGATGTCTATGATGATGCTGAGTTACATTGGGTTATTCTTCTTCTTAATAACATATTTGATCGTTATCATCAATGGCCTATGAATGTCAATCAGTTTCAGTCATTTTTAAATGAAAAATATAGCAATCCAAATGGTGTTCATCACTATGAAATTAATCAAACATCTGGTAATACGACTGTTACGATCAATATAGGGTCTTCTAACGATGATTATGCAAGTGCTTCAGTTGTTACAAATTTTGAATACGAAGAAAAAAGGCAAGATGAATTGAGACTTATAAATTTGATTAATCCCGGCGAAGTCGGAAAATTTGTTGTAGACTATAATCGCCTTATAAAGAGTTAATAAATGGCAAACGAAAAACTATCAGAAGCTGGTCAATTTGATCTTAAAAAACTTGTCTTAACTACAAGTGAAGGGATTGAAGTTGATTTATCAGTCTCCGTAAATGAAATTATATTGTTTGAAAGTATAGACTCTAATTCAATTTCTGGATACATCAATATATTTGATACTATTGGTCTGAATAATGCTGGGCCTCTTATTGGTATGGAATATCTACAAATTGTTATCGCTACATCATCCATGAAAGAGAAAAAACTACAAATAAATTTTGATGAGAATGTGTTACATGTAATTCGTGTAGTGCAGAGAGTGGCAGATGGAAATAACACTGTTACAACATTAGAATTTGTTTCCAGTGAGCTCATCCACAGTAGAAGAACAAAAGTCAACAGATCATTAAAAGGTTCATATGCAGAGTTGTACACAGCCATTATGCAAAGTGATTTGAATTGCAAAAAAGATTTGTATGTTGAATCTACATCAGGTATCAAACAAATTATAGCACCGAACCTAACTCCATTCAATTTGTTTAAAACCTTTACTTTGAAAGCTGTAGGTTCAGAACACGGTACACCCACATTCCATCAATATGAAAATATGAAGGGACATAATTTTAGATCAATTGAGAGTATGTATGCTGAGGGATCGAAGGCAACCTATACTGAATCAGATGCTGGAGCTCCTGTAGGAGATACGCCTGGTCTTAGTTCTGGGCCAGACATGGACAAGAAATTAACCAAAGATTTAGAAACAATTCTTGAATTTGAAATTAAATCTAGTAGAAACTTTCTTGAACTTGCACCTATGGGCGCACTTGCATCCACACTAATTCAACACGATATCATATATAAAAATTTAACCATCACTGGATATAATTATTTTGCTAATTTTGAACCAGAATTAAAAAAGATTGACAACAAAAGAAAAAGCATAAATTTCTTTTCTGGAGATAAAGATCAACCTCTATATAATAATGCAGTGGTTGATTTACAGGATCGAAGAATAACTGATTTTAATTATACAGTGTTTGTTGCACCAACATCAACGATTAAGAACAAAGATAATGTAAAAATGGATTCTCAATTTGATGTTCATGATGGTGAAGAAAGACGTTACTCTTTTGAGCCACGAAGATCAGAAAGTTGGTTACAAACTCGACGAGGCCTGCTAATAAATCTTAACTCTTCAGGAACTATAGTGATGACTGTTCATGGAAATACTTCTATTGTTGCTGGTGATGTAATCACAGTAAATCTAAAAGAGTCAGGATCAAACAAATCTACTGAGGATGGTTTTGATAAATTCTACAAAGGTAATTTTCTAATTAGAACTCTCAAACATACATTTAAATTTGGTGAAAACAAACACACAATGTTGTTGGAGTGTAACAAAGATTCCGTTACAGAACCTTTTGATTCAGATGAAGGTTTTGTAGAACCCAAACCTACCAAAATTGGTAATGTCTTTTCCAATGAAGATTTTTACGGAGGAAGTCAGGATTATGACGAATAAGAAAGGAGAACTACTAACTCAATTATCATGAAAAAGAAAACCTATCATAAAAAAAAGGAAGATAAAATGAGCAAATCCCGAAATAGAATTAAGAAGATGCAAAGCTTTCAAAGTCAAGATAGAAAAATTGAACCAATTTCTGAAGAACATAAATACATGATAGCACTTATGCGACAACAAAATGAGTTAGTAGGATTCGGGGATAATGAAAACATTTCAAGAATTACAAGAGGGGATACAAGACCCCGACATTTTTAAATGCTTTTTCCTTGCTGGTGGACCGGGCAGCGGTAAATCATACGTTGTCCGGTACTCCATTGGGGGAACTGGTCTAAAGGTCGTCAATTCTGATGCAGCGTTTGAAACCATGATGGACAAGGCTGGACTCACCCTAAAGATGAATACAGAACGGGGTGAGCGTGAGACAGAAGCAAGAGATAAGGTTCGTGGCCGTGCAAAGGTGACCACCGATTTGATGCGAGACAACTATCTTGAAGGTCGTCTTGGTGTTGTGATTGATGGCACTGGTGATGACTATGATAAGATTAATGGTTATAAGGCAAAACTACAAGCACTGGGCTATGACTGCTACATGATATTCGTCAATACCACTCTTGATGTTGCGCTGGAACGGAATGCAAAACGAGATCGTAATGTGACAGAATCTGTTGCAATTGATTCTTGGAATAAAGTGCAAGCAAACATAGGTAAATTCCAGCAGTTATTTGGACGGCAGGAATTTGTCCTCGTTGATAATAATAAAGCAGATGACGACATTGAAATGGCCACCCACAAGGTAATCAAAAAACTTGTCAGACAAAAGGTTAAAAATCATATTGCGAAGAGTTGGATGGCACAACAGATGTCAGCCAAAGGTATTACTGTAATGCCCAAAACTAGAAATGTTGGTAGTGGTGGTGGATCAACAGCAAAGAGGGACGACAATAAAGAATTTAGACCTCTCCCTGGCTCTGGTAGGTTCCAAGCCAAAATGGGCAGAAAACGACCCAAAACAGGCAAATATGCAAAATAATGCTTGACAAACTCCCTTGTGTTTGATATAATTAGTATATTGGTGATGCACAGAGGAAGTTTGCTCATATGATTATTCGACTTACAGGCACGACGAACCACGGCAAGAACCGTGTTCGTGAACATGGTGAGCTCTGGGAAGTCCTAGAGATTCCCACAGGTGTGATAAAAATGTCACACAAACCCGCATTCCCCCCTATCAAATCAGTCAAGACAGGTGAAGAACGATGGCTAGATGATGCTAATTTTTCTTGGATTCCTGCTCGATTTTAGTTGACAAACCCTATTTCGTATGGTAGCCTTAGGTATAGTGAGAAACAAGAGAGGTTGTTATGAAGAAACGATATATGGAAAGCACGGGGCGGACTCGTCGGGTTAGCCCTCGCATGATGGAATATCTCCGTTGGGTAATTGATACTCCTACTGCCGGTGCTTGGGGGAAAGACAATGGTAAAGCACCAGATGATACAATTGGTATCAAGATGAGTGTCTGTAGGGAGCGGGTGGCGGACTATCGGCGTGCTTTTGCAAGGTTTACTAAGGAAGAAGTTCTAGAATTGTGTGAAGAAGTTATGAAGGAAGTTGCCTAAATTAACTGTTGACAAACTCTAATTGGTATGTTATACTATGTATATAATGAAAAAGAAGTTAAAATAAGAGATGCAATCTCCAAATAAATTAATTACATTAGTCTGTACATTACTGACTACTACTGCCCTTGCGACAGAAACTCCTTGTGATTACAAATCTAAGGACAATATTATCTATGAAGGTAGTATAGAGTCTATACGTGTAATCAAAAAAGACGTAAAAATATATGTAGAAGATACTCGTAAATGTTCAATGAACATAGAAGCTCTTATAAAGAGTAAGTGGTATCCATCTACAGGAAGTTATATCTTTGGGCCCGATATGTCTGAACTAGACGCTTGTAGTCTAGCAGAAAATCGTGCAAAAATCAAAGTTATGAGAACTATTATACCCGAAACATTAAAAAGTGAAAAAAACTTGAAATGTGACTTGACAAGTCCTAAGAAATCGTGTACAGTAGTATTTATTGATGCAGAAGTGTCAGATTTTGGAAAACAGAAAGTTAGAATATTAAGTTGTAATGAGAAAAAGTGAGAATATAAGAATGAAAATTTTAGTAATTAGTTATTTATCGATAATGATGATGGCCTTATCTGGTTGTGGAAGTACATTAGAAGGAGCTAAATCAGATATCTATGATACTCGTAAAGCAATATCTGATTTTGTAAAACCTTCTGAGACTTCAGTAGCAATAAAAGTTGCAAATGATCCTAATAAGGAGAAATAAGTTGATTAAATTTTTTATAGGATTTGTATTGGGTGTTATGCTTACAGCATTTTATCCAGATGTTATTCCAATCGTCAAGAACGCCTTTATAGAGTCAGGTATTCGTGATGCAACAGTTCAGACTCTTATGGAAGTAAAGTAGATTATTATGAAAATAATTACAACGGCTTTTGTACTTGGCCTAATGAGTACTACAGTAATTGCTGGTGAGGTTTCTCCAAAAACATTAGAAAATGCAGATTCAATCACGATTTTGTGTTCTAATGATGTAAGGACGGGAAGTATTGAACTTAGTAATCCACCAAGGATAAATTGTGGTGATATGTCTAAAGCTCAGTTTGCAATTGGTACAGGATTTACATTTAAATCCAATATTTCTACTGATGATCTTATTAATATGACAAAAGGTAGGACTAGGAAGCCTTCATCTAAATCTTCATTTTTAGAAGGGGCAAGACGTATGTATGAAAC